CTTCTATTTAACAAACGTGTTTACCACTAAACCAATAAGCATGAAGTACAGAGGAGTATTCAAGTTACACACGAGAGAAGCAGGGAAGTTGATATACGTAGGAGAAGCAGGAAAGAATGGAAGATTGAAACAGGAAGTAATAAGCAAATATTTAATTAGTACAAAAGAAAAATAGTATGAGCAGATTTAAAATAATAGAAGTAAATCCAAATGATATTTCTTGCATAGAAAAAAATGCAAGATTTATGAGTAGAGAAGAGTTCAAACAATTAGTTACCAATATAAAAAGAGACGGTCAATTAAGTTCTGTACCATTCTGTACAGATGTTGACGGTAAACTAACTGTTATAAGTGGAAATCATAGGGTAAAGGCTTCAATAGAGGCAGGATTAAACAAAATACATACATTCTATGCAGAGAAGTTGTCAAACGACGAAATAAGAGCAATTCAGCTTTCACACAATAGTATTGCAGGAAAAGACGATTTAACAATCCTGAAAGAGTTGTTTGATGAAATACAAAGTTCAGAATATAAGAATTATGCATTCATTGATAATAGTTTATTTGATGAAATGGAAAAAATGAACATTGAAATTGTTCAACCGGTAAATGAATTTATCAGTATTAGTTTAATGTTTTTTGATGCAGAATTTAGTAAGTTTGAATCTATTGTACAGGAAGTCAGATTGTTAGATAGTAATTCGGAAGTTCTTATTCCTATGCCAATGCAAAACTATGAAATGTTTACAGATGTTATATCTAAAATAAAAGAAGAGTTTGGAATTAAAGATTACGGAGCAACTTTGATTAAGATGGCAAGTATTGTTGAAGGAGTTCTTGGTAAACAAAACTAAACATATTAAAAAACAATTATGAGTAGAGCAAGTAAGATGAATAACAGAAAAAAAGAAATGTTAGATTTATATGTTAAAAAAGCATGTAACGTTTCTGCTGTATGTTCTGCATTAGGAGTAACAAGAAAAACATTTTATGACTATGTGAATTCAGACCCAAAGTTTGCAGAATTGGTTGAGGATGCAAAAGAATCGTTAATTGATAATGCTGAAAGTATCCTGCAAAAGAAAATATTGAATGAAGATGTTACCTCATTAATTTTCTTCTTAAAAACAAAAGGAAAGAATAGAGGATACACAGAGCGAACAGAGGTTAGAAATGAAATAGTTGAAAGTTTCGACAATAGAACAGCAGAAGAAATTCAGAAAGAACTTGATGATTTAAGAAGAGATTATGAACGTAGCAGTAAGAGAAGCAAAATTGATTAAGGAATGGAAACAAAAAATTTCTAAAAAAAGTTTAATTGATTTTGTTGAATATACTCACGGTGATTATGATACGCAGTGGTTTCATGAAATTGTTTGTGAATATTTAGATCGACTTGAAAGAGGAGATATTAAAAAATTAATGATATTCATTCCACCACAACACGGAAAGAGTGAATTGTCAAGTAGAAGGTTTCCTGCATATCTATTGGGTAGAAATCCAAGTTTAAAAATTGGTATTGGTAGTTACGATATTTCTTTGGCGATGTCGTTTAACAGAGCAATACAAAGTATCATTGATAGTGATGAATACAAGAAAGTTTTCCCAAACACAAAACTAAACTCAAAAGAGATTGATGTAAGTGAGCGTAATGGAGAAGTTCGTAATTCTACAATCTTTGAAACTATTAAGTACAAAGGATTTGTAAAGACAGTTTCTATTGGAATGGGTTTGACAGGTACTCCGTTAGATATAGGAATCATTGACGACCCATTTAAGGATAGATCAACAGCAAATAGTCAGTTGACACGCGACACGGTTTGGAATTGGTACAATGATGTTTTTTGCACTCGTTTACATAATAACTCAAAGCAGTTGTTATTGTTTACGCGTTGGCATGAGGATGATTTGGCAGGAAGACTTCTTGACCCTGAAAACGACCACTACAACGAAGAAGAAGCAAACGAATGGACTGTGATAGCCCTTCCGGCATTAAAAGAAGAAACCAAACCTATTGAACAGGCTATTGATGTAGGAGATACAAGAGAGATTGATGAAGCACTTTGGGAGAATCGACACTCAGCAGAAAAGTATAAGCGTAGAAGAATAACCAACCCAACAGGATTCGCTTCGTTAGATCAGCAAAGACCATCAGCACAGGAAGGAAATAAAATCAAACGCGAATGGTGGGAAATTGTTAAGGATAGAGAGTTACCATTTGACCTTGGTAGTGTGGCGAATGATTTCTTCATAGATGGTGCGTTTACAGATAGTTCTAAAAACGATGAAACAGGACTGTTATCTTGCTTCTACCATAAGCAAAGCGATACGCTATACATATCTAATTGTTCAGGTATAAGGAAGGAACTATACGAGTTTTTACCTTACTTCAAATCATATGCACAAACTAATAACTATAAAAGGCAATCAAGCGTATTTTTAGAATTAAAGGCTTCAGGACACCCAATGAAATCAATGCTTTCAAAAGCAGAGCACGGTGGTTTTAATTGTAGAGCAATAAATTCCAAGGTTGTTTCATTAGGTAAATGGAACAGAGTAGAAAACTCCGAACCATTCATTGCGAGTGGTAAAATTAAGTTGGTAGGTGGTAGTTGGAATAAGGCTTTTATAGACCAATGCTCAACATTCCCTAATGGTAAGCATGATGATATGATCGATGTTCTTTGTTATGCTGTACACCATTACTTCATAAAGAAAAGTACAGGAGGAGTATCTTACGAAAATTAATTTCATTAATTAATGAAATTTTATTTGTAAACGTGATGATTATTAATAATATATTATTAACTTTACATACGTAAAACAATAATATATATCACATGAAAGTAGAAAGTTTAAAAAAAGTAATGAACGAAATCAATGTAATCATTGATTTAATGGAAGTTTTAAAGAAATTCCAAGCAAAAAGGTTCAAAGAAGATGATTTCGATGAAGAACAGTTTGTAACAGAAGCATTATTGGTTCAACAAAGAAGTGCTTTAGTTGATTTTGGAAACATAAGCAATTATGAGGAATTTTATTCAGCACAATCACAGGAGCAATTAAAAGGAACTATTGGAAATGGTTGCTTGTTTGATTACTTAAAGGATGTTGACAATTTTGTTTATGTGGTGCACGATTTAGATATTACCACAGAAGAAGGTAACGAAGCGTTAGAGATTTTTGAACTAATAATGGGAAAAGTAAAATAATAATCGGAGAGCCTGAAAGGGCTCTCTTTTAATATTCAAGAGTTATGAAAAGAGAAATAATTGTAAGCAGGGTAATCACAAACGAAGATGAATTTTATTCCTGTGCAGAAATGAATCAGATTTGGAAACACTTCCAAGGGCAAAGCAGTAACGAAGCAGTAGGTAGAAGATTCAAGTTTATTGCAGGCTACGTTGAAGAAACTAATCCGGAAAAAAATTACGGAAAAAACTTTAGTCTATACAAGCACTACAAATGCGAAGATGGTGTTACTATTATCAAGGAAGAATCAGTTCATTCGATGATGTCTTCAAGTCCGTTCATAGAACTTGCTTTAACAACAAATGAGCAAGGTAAATTAGTGATTTTTCAGACCGGATTTGCAATAGAAAAGACAAAGAGAAATAGAAAAATTATTGCTGAACAAAATATAATAGTTGGTTAAGATGGCTTTATTAGAAGATGTAATTTGTAAGTGTCCTGAATGTGATTATTCAGGACCATACAAAGATTTAGTTGAATTAATTGAATGGAATTTAACACTTAAATACTGTCCTAAATGTGATAGATTAATGGCTAATTCAGAAACAGGTGTTATGTATTGTGAAACTATTGAAAAAATAATTCGTGGGGATCTGCAAGAAAAATCACAAGAAGAACTTGGTACGGAATTCGAGAAAGAATTATACGCATTATTCAATAAGTATAACGCAGAAGGATTAAAGAAACCAATGATGGTTCATAAAGCAGAATATGCAGTAGTAGGTTTAAGGATTTCTTAATAAAATATTACTCATTAATAGTGTTTAATTAAATATAAATTATTAGATTTACAAAAAAAACATTTTATGACAAAGACAGAAAGAAAAGAGTTGATTGAGCAAGTAATCAAAATTGTAAAAGAAGGAGCGTACCTAAATGGTATAGGAATCGGATTCGAAGATAATTGTATCAAGAACGAGATTGAAGACTATTTGGATTTTGAAGACAACTTCAAGAAATGGATGAATAGTGACAATGTAATTAAGATGTTTGGTTACTACCATACACAATGCAGTCAGTATTCAGTCAAAATGACAAAGGAAGAGTTGAAACAGTATTTCATTAAAGAATACTATTCGGAAATCAGAAAAATCATTGAAAGATGAAAAAAGTTTTGTTAGGTGTTTGGTTGCTTACTTGTAGTTTCAATCAGCACAACTTAAAAAAAATGTTGAAACATCACAAAGTAAAGCACGTTGAAATTGTTGTTAATCAAGCAAGGTTGGAAACAGGAAATTTCACTTCGAGAGGATTTGTAGAGTTAAACAATCCGTTTGGTTTTACCCTTAAAGGGAAGTTAATGAGGTTTGATTCAATCAATCATTCAATCGCTTTCTTAAAGTCGTTCCAACAGCGTAAAATGAAGCCTAATGAGAATTACTACTCATTCCTAAAAAGAATCGGTTGGGCTAAAGATAAAGACTACATTAAAAAACTGAAACAATTTTAATTATGGAAAAAGTGATAGAAATCACACAGATAGTATTAATAGTTGTAGGATTTGTAACGTTTGCAATATTTATTTACTTTGAAAAAATACGAAAATGAAAAATAAAGAGAAATATATATATCCAATTACAAATGAAGTTCCGGAAGGATTTGAAGGATTAACAAAACGTGAGTACTTTGCAGGATTAGTATTGCAAGGAATATTAGCAAAAGAAGGATACAATTTTTCATTATATTCAATGATTGCTGATATTTCAGTTAAAATTGCAGATGAATTATTAGAAAGATTAGAATTTTCAGAAGAAGAAGAATCTATTAAAAAAATAAAACAATGCTTGTATGGAAAATCTGTAAACGTATCAGGAAGATTAGCATTTGCTCTTTTTGCTTTAGACAGAATAAGCCGTGATAGTTTTAATAGTCGTGTGGTTAATGTTGATACTTTAATAGGTATTAAAAAAAATGACATAATAAGTTTCCGTAATACAGGTTTAAAAACTATTAAGGAATTGGAAAGTATATGTGAAACTTATGGTATTCCATTAAAAGATTAATTATGAGCAAGATTTGTAGAAATAGCAGATGTGTGTTTAACAATCCACACAAAAATAAATGTTTAGTTGCAGGAGTAGGATATGAACATTGTAGTAGTAAAATGTTAGATGTAAATGATAAAGATGGACCCACTTACATTTTTACACGACCGGCATTGTGGTTCTGTACCAAAGACGAAAAGACAGAAAGAGAGTTGTTGAAATACTTCACACACCAAGCATTAGAGCGATTAGTTAGTTACGAATATTTAAAATTGAAAGCATGAATAAAATGGAGTTGACCCCAAGTGAAATAAGATTGATTGAAAAATCAGAAGCATACTTCATTATTGGAGTGAAAGAAGGAAAACATTTCACTATTGCCAAAGGAGTAAATGAGAGTGATGAAACAAATATCGAGCATATCACACAAGGTATGTTAGGTTGCATTAATACTTTCTTCAAGCAAGGAAACCAAGGTAACGGATTAATTGTCGTTGCAACTGTAATCAATGCATTGAAATCATTTCCGGATAAGTTCAAAAACAAAAAGTAATGGATCGTCAAGAATTTAACGAAGGCAAAGGTTGTGCGATTTGGATAGTTCGAGTAATACTCGTTTTATTTACAGTTACGATGATGTTTTTATTATCATGTTCAAAGAAAAGCACTTGTGATGCATACCATACAGGAAACCCTCACCAAAAACAAAAGCGAAAATAAATGAAATTTTATTACTTTTATACGTAATAACTAATAATATTTTATTAACTTTACAATGTAAACTTAATTTATTAGATATGGAAAACTTAAAAGTAGTAGTAGAAAAAAGAATCGCGGAACTTGAACTTGAATACAAAAAAGCATACAAGGAAGTAGGAAGACAAGATGTATATGTTGAATCAAGAAGAACAGCAAGTGAACATTGTTGGAAAATCAGAGGAGCATTACATGAACTTAAATTAATTTTAATTCATATAAATGGAGCAGTTAAATAAAAACAATATCGAGTTGGTTGCCTCTTCGGAGGTAACACAACACGACAAACAGTTTGTAGGTACAATACACCCACATAAAGGTCATAAGTTGTTTGAGATTAATCTTAAAAAAGAAACTATTGACGAAGCAAAATTTGAAGAAGTTCCTTTTATTTTTTCGGAAGACGTAGACAAGCAGAAGAAAAAAAGAAAGTTGATTATTAATGAAGATTGTATCTACATTTCAGCACTTAACAGAAAGAACGCAGTTAAGCATTTAGTGAAAGGTACCATTGGTTCAAAATTTTAATTATGGAATTTCAAGAATTATTAAAACGAATAATGAAGGAGCAATCCTTAAACAAAAGACAGGTTGCGAAAAAATGTAACTTGTATGAACAACAGATAGGTCAATATCTATTAGGTAAAAATATTCCTAACTTCAATACGGCAGTTAAGATTATTCATACTTTAGATTGGACTTTAATACCAACATTTAAACAGAACGAAGATGTTACAGGAGTTAACTGAAAAAGAAATGTCAAAAGTGATGAAAGTTTTTTCCAAGGAAAAAGAAATAATCGATAGTTTAGGTCAAGGAGATTTTTCAATAGAATCTTACATAATGGTAGAGTGTTCAAATGAATTAGTTTACCTTTCTTCTGAAACTGATATAGTAGTCAAATTAGTTGATGAATTAGAATCAAAAAAGTTTTTTGGACTAATCAAAAAATACAAGAAAATAAAGAAAGTAATGCAATTCCATACAATAGTTCGAGAGATAACAGAAAGTTCATTTATTGACAAAATGTTGGAGTGCAAGAAAGGAAAATACGCGAATACAATAGTTTCAAGAAACTATCATCCGAAAGAAATAAATTACTTCAATCTATTTTAATTAGAAAGAATACAGTAGTTTTGTAGTGCTTTGCTAATGCACGGTACTTCTTCCTCTATGAAGGCGAGTTCAGAAATGTTCTCGCTTTCTTTGTTTATAAGAAATGTTTCATAAATTTGTAATGCGAAGATACCAAGGGACGGTTTAAAAATTTAGTTTCACTTTAAAACTTAAAATTATGGCTTTATGTCCTTGTCCTGCACCTACGGCACTTGCTTCGATTCCATCGGCAACGTGTAATTTCGATTTAGGTCAGATTCAAAAAATAGGATTCCAAAGAGCAGGTTTTGTTTGGGATACAGCAGGTTCGCCTACTGCAACCAATACAACTTTACTTGCAGATTGGAATACTTTGAAAAGTGCTTCCGATAGCACAAAAGTAGTTTTCACACCTTTGATTGGTGGAGAACCTGTAATTACACCAGGGGCTGAAATTTCAGAAGGTGGTGGAGATAACTCAACATTGAATGGTATTAAAATTGTAAATGGAACAAACCCATCTGAATTTTCTGCTATTTTCCGTTCGTTGTCTCCTGAACAAGAAACTGCGTTAAAAGCATTAATGTGTGAACCAAGTCTTGTTGTTTATTTCGTAACTGACAAAAACAAAATTGTTGTTAAGAAAATCACAACAGCAAAAAAAGAAGGTTTGGCTATTCAGGCATTATTTGTTTCTGATCGTGAGAATCAAGGTTTCGGTAAAAAAGACACTCACAAAATTATGTTCTCACTTCCTGCAGGTTGGTCAGAGAACATTGAGGTTATTACACCGGCAACAGGTTTCAATCCATTAACAGACTTGTAGAATGACTATCGAGTTAGAACACAATGGAAGAGTGCGTGAATTTGAATTCCAACACGCACTTGACTTGTTACGTTTAGAAGCGAAACAAGGAAAAGTAAATTGGACTATAAAAACAGAAGGTTACGAATTCAAAGAAGATGAAATTATCAAACGAACAGATAAAAGAACTTCTAAAAAAACCGAAGAATAGTCAACAAATTCAAGAAGGTCGCAAGTACGAAAGTAACTTGCGACTTTTTACTGAAAGCCTATTCAAAGTTGATTTAGAAAAAGAAAATTCTTGGCACGAGTACAAGAAAGATTTGTCTAAAAAATTATCGAAGCCAAAATTCGATAAGATTGTTAATTACATCAACTTTCCGTTGCCTATAATTGACATCTCAAATTCGTGTTGTAACGAATTATACAAAGTATTTGATGCAAGAAATACATACTTCAACGAAGAGTATAGTACAGCACAAATAAAATCTGCAATAGATCCTATCATTAAAGAAATGAATATTAATGAATGGATCATTCGTAAAGGAAAGGAAGTTATTAAGAATAAGCCTAATTTGATTTGTGTAATTGATAAAGATGAACTTGGTAAACCTTATTTGTTAGGTGTAGAAAGTGAAAGGCTTTACGATTACGAATTAGAATCAGATGATTGTTCTGAATTAGAATATATTATTTTCATTCATTCAGTTGTAATGAATGGAGACAGAAAAGAAACTCGTTATTCTGTTTATGATGATGAGTTTTATAGAGTTTACTTAGATAATGATGGAGAATATTATCTTGAAACAGAACAGTCGCACACTATGGGAGAATGTCCTGCGAGAATGTTTCTTCACGAAAAATTAAATTCAGCAGGAGATTTTAATAGAAAGATTCCGTTTTCAAATGTAATCTCTAAAATGAAAGAGTGGCAGAATTTTGATACGTTCAGAAATTATGTTGACCACTATGCACCATTCCCTGTATTAGAAGCACCGGAAGAAAAATGTTCTGTTGATGGTTGCGAAGGTGGTTATATTCCACACGAAGACGAGTATTATGAAAATGAAATACTTAAAACAAGAACTATTCTGAATAAATGTCCTTCATGTGAAAGTCGTGATTTAATTGGACCCGGAACAGTTATTCGTATTCCATCAAAACAAGATAAAGACGACCCAAGTGAATCAGGTGTTTTTAAGATGATTTCAAACGATGTTCAATCACTTAACTACATTAAGGAAAAACTTGCAGATTTAGAAAATCATATAATGTTCAAAACTGTTGGATTGAATACTATCATACAGAAAGAAGCAATCAATGAAGAACAAGTTGAAGGTTCTTATGATAGCAGACAGAACGTATTACTTGCATTAAAGTGCAATTTTGATGGTTTGTATAAATGGATCATTGAAAGTGTTGCTAAATTAATAAACCCAAATGCAGAAGTAAATGTTACAGCAGATTTTGGTACAGAGTTCTACTTGTTAGATGAAGACGATTTACAAGCAAGATTTGAATACGCGAAAAAGATTGGTCTTCCTGAATCAGAAATTGATTCTATTTTCAAACAACTAATTGATACGAAATACAAAGGGAACGCGAATAAGATTAATCGTACAATGTTGTTAAAATACATTGACCCACAACCGTTCAAAACACTTAATGAAGTTCAGTCTTTATATGAAAAAAATCTATTAAGTAATAGAGATTTGATTTTGAAGGTTGATTTGATTAATTTTGTTGACAGGTTTGAAATGGAAAACGGTCCTATAAATGAATTTGGTATCACATTGAAACCTTATGCAAGGATTGAAAAAATAATGGAAACTTTTAATAAATACATAGATGAAAGAGTCAGTAAACAAAGTGCCATCCAACAAGTTTAACGTTGCGTGTAAACAAGTTGAAGGAAAAAATGGTGTTGTAGTACCATCAGAAATTAATGCAGATGAAAAGCATTTATTTCACGTTTTAATCGTTGATTCAAAAGCGAATCATGTAACAGAAACATTTGAACACAGAGTTAGAAAGCAAATGTTCAACAAAGAAACATTCTTGAAAAACTCAAATGATGGTTCATATACGCGTTTAGGTTATGGAAATATGGTTGTTTATCATGACCCTACATTACCGGAAGTTGAAGAAGTAGAAGATGTTGAAGAGATGAAAACACTTTCAGTAAAGGATCTTGAAAACAACATTGAAAACTATTCAGTAATTGAATTGGAAGAAATGCTTTCCAAAGAAACAAGAAAAGGTGCAATCCAAGTAATCACAGACAGAATTGAATATTTGTCTAAATAATAAATAAAACATAGAGAAGATGTCATTAACATTAGAAGAAGTAAAATCAGCAATCGCAGAAAACAAAGATTTAGCAAAAGGAGTATTGCTTACAGTTGTTGAAACAGATGAAGGTAAAGAATTACTTTCAAATCATGCTAAACAGCACTTTGAAGCGAATATAGGAACTAAAGTATCTGAAATCTATACAAACATAGACAATGATATTTTCGAAGTGTTAGGAGTAAGAAAAGACCCAAATCAAAAAACTTACGACTTCTTGAAAAGCAATGTTCTTTCTGAATTGAAAGAATTAAAAACAAAAGGTAATGCTGACCCTGATAAGGCTCAAAAAATTAAAGCCCTTGAAGACGAAGTAAAATCTTTGAAAGAAAAAACAACGAATAGTGAGTTTTGGCACGAAACACACCAAAAAGCGTTGAAAGAATTTGAACAAAAAGAATTGCAATACAAAAACCAATTACAAGAATTGGAAACAGGTAATTTGAAAAATGTTGTAAATACAGACTTGTCGATGGGATTGACAGGTTTAAAATTCAATCCAACAATTCCACAAAGTGCTATTGATGCCTTGGCTTCAACCGTAAAAAATCAAGCATTAGCTAATTCCAAAATCGTTGATGGAAAAGTAATGTATATGAAAGAAGACGGTACACCTTGGTTAGATAAAGAGTACAAGCCAATCACATCTAAAGGTATCTTCGCAGAAAAACTAAGTGACATTATTGATGTTACTCCTGCAGGTGGTGGAAAGGCTCCGACCGGAAAAGGAGGAGAGATAATAACAGTTAAGACAGGAGACGTTGAAACTAAAAAAGTCGTATTAGACAAAAGCAAATTCAATACTCGAATGGAGTTTTTTAATGTGTTAGAAAAAACTTTAGTAGAGCAAGGAGTTTCAAGAGATTCAGATGACTTCTCTAAACTTCGTGATACTGCTTATGTTGAATACGAGGTTGAAAAATTAGAAAGAGTATAAACCTTTAAAACCTTAAAAAAATGGCAGGTCTTTTAGAAACTTATTTACAGGACATACGTATCCAATTCCCAAATGCTCTTGACAGAGACGAATGGAGAATCAAAAGATACGGTTTGTTAAATTCGGCTATTGAGCAAAACAATAGTCCTTTCAGTATTATCACTCCTGAATTGAGAGATAAAGCATTGGCTTCACAAGGTCGAGTAATCGATATTCCTGTGATGAAAAAAGGTGCACTTACTGTATCAAATGTTAGAAGTTGTACTATCGGTTCTTTTGAAAATGAAAGTGCAATGGTTAACTTGACTTGGACAACTTTGAAAGTTGACATTTCTATGGTTAAGGCACAGTACGCGAAAAACGAAGTTTCGTATACTGCTGACTTATCTCGTAAATTGTTATTAGTAAAAGAAGCAATTCTTGGTCAAATTGAATCTGCAATCTACACAAAATTAGATGCAGAAAAATCAGTAGTTACACATTCTACTTTAGTAGGTTCAGGAGCGAAGTATGCCTTCACAGGTCATGCAATCCAAGTTCCTTTGGCTAAACAAGAATTGTTCTTGAATGATGTTGAACCAATTCAAAATGCTGATGATTTTTATGGAGACAACTATATTGTTGCTTCTGTGAATATGATGTCAAATGTTAATCACTACATTAACCAAGGTGCAGGAAATGATAAGAATTTGAATTACCAATTTGCAGGTAAATCATTCCGTTTCTCGAACAATGTAACAAATGCTTCCGGTGTTGTTTCGACTTCATTCATTATGCCAATTGGAACTTTAGGTTTCTTGACGCGTGTTGATATTGATGCTCAATTAAACAACAAAGCAACAGATGGTACAGAATGGGGAACAATTAGAGTTGATGGTATTCCTTTCGATTTAGGTTATATCTACAAATCTACTTGTTCAGATCAATCTGCATTGAATGGTACAGGTTTAGAGCACTTAAAAGCAACTATGGTTGAGAAGTGGTCTTTCTCTGTTGACTTTGCTTTAGTTACACCTTACAATAGTGATAACACTACTTTGGCAGGTGCAATCAAAAAAGTAGAGTTCTTAAACTCATAGAATTATTTGTACCGATAAAAAGAAGTCCACTTCCAAAAGGTTGTGGACTTTTTTTTAATATTGTATTTTAAAATTTGATTTATGTTTACAAGTGCAAAAGCAATCGCGAAAATTAAAAATGTAGTAGGTTGGAAAAATCACTACGATACTTCTGAAATACCACCTTTAAATAGTGCGTTAAATATTTCAGAAAGTTCTGAATTTTTTCAGGATTACCACCCTGCAATGAGGTTAGATATTATCAAAGGTTGTATTCCTGCGAATAGAACTTTAGATGATTATCTTGCTGAAAAAAGAGAAGTTGGAGTTACTCAATTATTAGGAGATATTGTTTCTCAAAAACAATATGAGCAATATGCTAAAAAAACTCTTGCTTCGAATACTTTGATCGATAGATACGGTTGGTACAATGATACCATAATGAACAACGGAAGATTTGTTGGTTTCAGAATCAAAACAAAATTGAGTACAGGACTAACTTCGGTAATTAAGAAAATAGGAATTCAAGTAACAGCACCACAGGAGTTGGATATTTACATTTACCATTCAAGCAAGATGAATCAAGTTTCTACAATTACCATGACAATAGCAAATGGAGTTGAATGGAATTGGAAGGAAGAAAATTTAAGTTTGATTGCAGAAGATGAAACTTTAGTAGGTGGAGAATGGATTGTAGGTTATTACCAAGATGATTTGGTAGGACAAGCAATTACATACAAAGGATTGAATTGGTTGAATGGACCTTGTACAACTTGTGATGGTGGTCAAAGTATTGAACATTGGAGAAACCTTCAAAAATATATGCAGTTAATTCCATTCTATGTACCTGGGGCAAATTTGCCAACAGGAATTGATGCAAGAAAAATGTTTGACCTAAATGATTGTATTGATGTATTAGATACGAATTGGGGAATGAACTTCAATGTTACAGTTGAATGTGACTTAACAGATTTCTTTATTGAGCATAGACTTTCTTTGAAAAAAGGACTTGCATTGAAAGTTGTTTCATTGGTATTAAAAGATATTCAATTCTCACAGCAAATCAATTACATTGAAGAAAGTTTGAGAAGTCTTATTATTCGTGACCTTGAAGGAGATAAGGATACCAACTATGTGAATATTGCTGACCAATTAGAGAAAGAAATAAAAGCAATCAATTTTGACCATTCAAAAAAGTCAGCATATTGTCTTCCGTGTAATTCAGCAAAAGGAGTAAATTACGGAGTTGCCTAATGTCTATTTTTGATAAAGAAATACGTTTGTTCAAATCCATTGAGCAGGAAATAATACCAACAGTAATTGGTGCTATTAAAAGATATGATTTTGTCTTGTTGGACTACAACACCAACAAGCAAATGAATATCAAAGGAGAGGATGCAAAAGGAGAACATATAGGAAATTATTCTGCAGGTTACAAACGTATCCGTATCAAAAGAGGACTTCAAACCGAGCACGTTGATTTACACTTTACAGGTAAGTTCCAAGCAACATTGGAAATTATTACTAATGACAAGGAGTTTATAATCAAATCAAATGTTGATTACGCAAACGCGATAACGAAAAGATATGGAAAAGATGTATTAGGTATTCAAGAAGAAAACCTAAAACAATTTGTTTTTAATTACATAGTTCCTGAAATTCGTAAAATGATAAATAGTAAAATACAATCTTATGTCTGAATTATTAAATCCAACAATTCCAAATGCTGTAAACGCAATAGAAATAGATGCAGTCGTATTGGATCTACAAACAAAGTTAGATGTGAATTTAAGTTGGCTCACTCACTCGTACGCACGTGCGTATAGACACGTGAAATTAAACGAATCAAAAAGCATTTACTTTCCGGAAGTTTATATTGGTGTAAAAGCAGGTGTTCCTTCATACTACCGACCAACTCCTGACGACACAAAAAAAGGAATGTGTTATTTTATTGTTGGTAGAGAAGAAAATGAATTTGAACAAAATTCTCAAAACTTACTTACTTGGAATTTGTCAATAGTTTTTTGGGTTAATCTAAAACTGATAAATGAATTAGTTTTAGAAACTGAATTGTTTACACAAAACCTAATAAAAGAAGTTCGTGATGTGTTGACTAATAAAACATTAGGAAGTAATTACAGATTGAATATTCAGAATGTAGAACGAGAATTCAGAGAAGTTTATAAGGAATTTACATTAGAAGAATCAAGAAATTATTTAATGGCTCCGTATCAGGCTTTCAGGTTTAATTGTGATGTAAAAATGTTTGAAGAATGTACGAATGAATCTGTTTCAACCTGTGATGTTTTACTTCAAAATATTTCACAAAATGAAATACTAACTTGCTTATTGCCTACATTAAATTTTCAAGATTTGAACGTATTCAATTCATTGACCAATCAACAAAAAATGGATATTAATACACAATTAGGAAATTAATTAATGACAACATTAACTGCATTAATGACGACATTAATTCGATTAATGACAACATAATGAAACATTAATCGAGTTAATGACGACATTAATCGACAAAGTAAATAAGAGTAAATAATACTAAATAAAATAAGATAAAATAAAATGAAATATTCAGACTTTTTTTTCGCTTTCTTTTTTTGTTTTTTGTTTACAAATGGATTGATTGTAATTTTCCATAAATACAAAATGAAAGAGAAACTTCTTAATTTTGGAATGAAAACCAAAATGAAGTTTTTTTATGATTTGTCAGGTTGTGATTTTTGCATAGAACATCATTTGGCAATTTTGCCTACGATAATTTTGTTTCTAAGGAACTTTCATGAAGTTGAATATATCATATTACCATTTTTGGTTTCAAGTTGCTTCAATCTCATTAAACAATTCAAAAAATGAAAACAATAGAGTTTAACAAACATAAAATTGTCATCTATTCATCAATAGAAACTTTGCCAATCAAAAGATATCAGAAATTCAATAAGTTTCTGATGATCGACAATGAAGTAGGTTCTTGCTTTGAGGATTACGACACAAGAACATTAAAAACATTGGAATTTTTAAGAAAAGACTTAAAGGAAGAAGCAATTCAGGAATTAGAAAACAGAAGACAAGCAGTTTACAATTCCTTTGAAGAATATTCCCCAAAGAATAATGCATTTGCAATATTGGTTCATTCCATAGATGATAAGATTTACTCAAACTATTCAGATGAAGGAATAAAAGAAGTCATCGACAAATTAGATGAAATAGGATTTACTAAACAGGAACTTGATGAACATGTATCCGAAGTAAAAAAAAAATAGAAGAAAGTAGGAAGATTTATTTTCCAAAAGCAAATGATAAGGGAGACGAGATTGAAAACAACTCTCTTATTTTGCGAAAAATGAAAGCAGAAGTTGATTTCATTTTAAATGTAAACGCAGAAAGTGAGCAAGAGTTATTTGAAGCAGAAAAAGAAATATTGACACAACATAAACCGAGAAGTTGGAATGTTTATGTTAAAGGAAATATGGAAATTGAAATGGAAGTTGAATTTGAAAAATTCTTATTTTCAGTTTCGGAGCATACAAATGAGAACATTGAAACATTAAGTGTTTTCAAGTTCAATGTTTTAGTTGATTACTTAAAAGAAAAAAATAAAAATGGCTGAATCTATTATTAATTATTCCGACCTAATCAAAGATGATGGTGGTTTTATCAAGTTAGAAAAAGATTTAGAAAGTCTCGGTTCAAGGTTAGAAGCGAAAGCAAAATCTTGGAAAGAAAGTCTTTCATTTGTTGATGTTACTGAAACAGGTAAGATAAAAGATTTAGAAAAAGAAATTCTAAAACTTAAAGAAGCAAGTAAAAATCTCGCGGATCAAAAGAAATTATTAGCAAGTGCGAAGAAGAAAGAAATTGATTTATCGAAAGATGAACTAATTTCTTTACAGAAAGAACGTGCTGAAATGGCAAAGAATCGTAACGAAGCAAAATTAATTGCTCAAATAAAATCCTCACAGAAAGGAAGTATTGAGCAGTTAAGAGCAAAGTTAGGATTGGTTACTATTGCTTGGGCTAAACTTTCGGAAGAGGAAAGGAATAATTCAGACAGAGGAGCAAGGCTTATCGAATCCAAAAAACAAATTACAGAGGAATTAAAACGCGAAGAAAAAGCAACAGGTGATGCACGTAGAAATGTAGGAAATTACTCCGAATCTGTAAAGGAAGCAATACGTGAAATGCGACTTGAAAAAGAAGCGTTAGTATCCAAAAACAATTCATTGAAAGATGAACAGAATTTACTTGAAGAAAGTTCTGCAGAGTATCGCGTTTACCAAAAAGAAATTGACAAAACAGAAAAGGAAATAAATAACCTGAACAATGAATTGAATGAAGGCACAGATGCACAAGATAAGTTAGGAAAATCTACAAAAACAAGTACAGGATTTCTTACAAAAATGCTTATTGCAGTTGGTGGTTGGACTGTCTTAAAAAATGGTTTCAATCTTATAAGTGAGTTCGAAACTCAAATTGCAGATTTGTCAGCAGTAACAGGACAAACAGGCAAAGATTTAGATTTCTTAAAAGATAAGTCGATTGATTTCTCTAAGAAGTTTGGTGTTTCGGCTTCATCTATTGCAGAAGCATTCAAGTTGGCAGGTTCGGCTCGACCTGAATTGTTAAAAAATGGTCAAGCAATGGCTGACCTTACAGAAAAAGCAATAATTCTTTCGAAAGCAAGTGGAGACGATGTTCCTACTTCAATCGCGAATCTTACAGGCACGTTAAATGCATTTGATTTACCTGCAAGTAAGGCAGGGGAAGTAATGGATACTTTGGCAAATGCTTCTCAATTAGGTGCAGTTGAAATTCCATACTTGACAGAAGCGTTTACGAAATTTGGTGCAGTTGCGTCAACGGCAGGTGTTGGAATTGGAGAGAGTGCTTCTGCGTTAGAAATACTTGGAGAAAAAATTCCTGATGCTTCGACAGCCGGAACCAATATGAAAAACATATTGATAAAATTACAGGTTGAAGCAGGAAAACAAGGTAGAAGTTTTAGAGGTTTGTCAGAAGAGTTACAAATGCTGAAACCTAAACTTAAAGATGTTACTTTTTTAAGTAAAATGTTTGGTGCTGAAAATATCAATGGTGCTCAAATATTAATCAAAAACGCTGAAAGAATAGATGAACTTTCTAAACAATACGGAAAGCAAGGTACAGCGTTAGAAATGTATAATACAAAATCAAAAACTGTTGGAGAATCCCTAAATAGAATGAAAGAAAGTTTTAATGCTTTCTTCCTTGAATTAGTAAATGGAAATAGTAGTGCAAGCAAATTTGCAGGAGCATTAGATTTTGTTGGTAAAAACATTAGTACAATAATTGGTGTTGTTGCAAAAGCAGTAGTTTCATTTCTTGCATTTCAAACGGTTATGAAAATAATGGCTGTAAGAGATTTTATTAATTTCAAAGGTGGTTTAAAAGGTGCTGTTTCAAGTATGTTTTCATTTAAAACTGCAACAGACCAAGCCACAGAATCCCAAAAGAAAATGGGTGCAGCACTTAAAAGTATTGGTTGGACTGCTGTAATAATGTTAGGAATTGAATTAGTAAAAATACTTTGGGATATTGCTTCCGGTGCTGACTTGGCTCGTGATAAAATGGCTCGATTAAATAAGGCTTCAGAACAGGCTATTAAATCAACAGAAAAGAATGTTGCCAATATTTACAAACAACAAGAACTAAAAATTGCTGAATTAGATCGTCAATTAAAAAAGAGAAATATTACACAAGAGCAATACAATAAATTAGTTTTAGAAGAAAAGCAAAATACTTTAGAAAACCTTAAGTCTTCTAAAATAAAAACTAATAGTAGAAAACAAGATTATATACAAGCAAAAAAAGAATTAGTTGATTTAAAAAATCAAGTAAATAAAATAAATAGTACAACAGGTAATGGTTTGGATAAGGCTATTGAAAATTACACTAAAAAAACTATTGAAATTGCTGAAAAATATAAAATAGGTGGAGATAAACTTTACGGAATATTTGATTTAGGTGCATCAGGAGATGCAGATAAAGTTTTAAATCAATTAGATGCATTAATATACGGAGCGAATAAATCTTTAATTGAATATTCAAATGAAATACAAAATTCAAAAGAAGCAACAAAAGATGCTTCAACAGAAATAGAAGCATATACAGGTTCAGTTGATGATTCAAGTAAAAAAACAAAAAAGAACACTACTGAATTAAAAGCGAACAATACTGAATTGAAACATTCACTTGACTTAAAAAAAGAGATTGCTCAAATTGAACTTGAAATTTTCCAAATGGAAAATGAAAATAAATTACAAGATAATACCAAACAATATGAAAAAGAATTAGAAGAAAAAAAGAAACAAGCACAAGAATTTGGTAATGCAGATCTTTCTGGACTTAATGCTTTAATTGATGAAGAAGCAAGGCTTAAACAAGAAGCACTTGATAGAGATTATAATGCAAGATTGAATGCTTTACAGCAAGGATTGATAGATGAAAAACAAGTATTAGTAGATGACTTAAATGAAAAAAGAGACAAATTATTAGAACAAGAAGGACTGACTACAAAAGAACGTATTGAAATTAACAAAAACTATCAAAGAGAATTAAAGGAAATTGATAGAGTAATGCTTGAAGAAGGAAAGGTCTTCACAGAAGAAGTTAAAGCATTAGATACTGAATATAAAATCCATTACGATGATATTCAAGAAGAGAAAAAAGATAAAACAAAACAAACTAATAAAGAAATTTTAGATTCTCAAAAAGAGTATATTGATAAAGTTCGTGAACTTGAAAGTGCTGAATTTGAAGAAAAATTTATCTTATTAGATAAAGCGATAGATGATCAACAAAAAATCATTGATAAAAGTACAGACTTACAAAAGAAAACAGAACTTGAAGCATTAAAAGAATTAATGAGAGCACGTTATGAATTAAGAAAATCTGAAATAGAAAATGAATATGATATGATGCTTTCCAAAGTAGAAAAAGGAAGTGTTCAGGAAGAGTTAATTACTAAGCAAAAAAATAATGCATTGCTTAAATCAAAATTGGATTATAAAAAAGAAGTAGATGATATTGACAAATCAATTCTTGAAAATCAAAAAGAAAATTGGAAAAGTTTCCTTAGTGAAGTTAGAAAAGTATTCTCTCAAATATTAGATAGAATAGAGCAAACAGCACAGAAAGAAGTTAAGACTTCCGAAGATAAAATTTCCAAGCAAGAAAAGATGGTTGATATTCAAAGGCAACGTGCAGAACAAGGATTGACTAATACTCTTGCATTTGAACAGAAAGAATTAGCGAAAGCAGAATCTCAAAAATTAAAAGCAGAGAAAAAACTTTTAAGAGCACAAGAAATTAAGGCTTTATATTCTTCTTATGCAGGTTACGCAGGTTCAGGAGATAAAAACGCGTTAAGTCATACGTTAAAGGATTTTGCAATAATGAAAGCGATTTCATTAGCATTTGGAGACGGTGGTGTAGTAGAAGATAGACTTC